AGTTACTTACGCATAATTAAACTAAACTTAAAGGAGCCTTACAATGGCAATACAATTAGACTTAACATCGAGCCAGTATGGCACAGCATTTTCTGGTGCATACTTCAGAATAGTAACTGCGGCAATCTCAAGAGAACTAGGTGACAACTTCTCAGTAATGATTGACTGCTCTGGATTTGCTACAGCAACACCTACTGATGATACACATCCAGTAGATTTTAGAAGGTACACTGCACCATTAGCTACAATCGAAGCTACTGCTGGCGATGACTTCTTATCTAAGTGTTATACTTGGGTTATGGCACAGGCTGACATGAGTGGTTCATCAGCAGTATAATTTAACAAACTAAAAGGAGATTAGTATGAGTAAAAAAGAAAAGAACCTCATTACTATTAACGAAAAAGAATATGACGTGGACACATTTACGGATGAACAAAAAGTTGTGTTTAACCACGTAAATGATCTTGGGCGGAAAATGGATAATGCAGCGTTTAACTTAGACCAACTAAAAGTTGGCAGAGAAGCCTTTATAGGTCGCTTAATTGGACTATTAAATAACAAGGATGAAACTAATTAAATGAGCTTTGGTGTATCTTCATTTTCGGCTACTCCTTTTTCATCCTACAGGGAAATAATTAATTATGGTGGCATTAAGAATGCTTCAGCACAATTAAATCAGATACTAACTAGCTTATGTAGTGCATCGGCGACTAAACCATTTGCATCAAATATATTATTAGTTTCGAGTACAAACGTAAGTGCTGGTAATCAATTTATTGGAAATGTTCAATTAAATGTTGTATCTAACACATTTGCAACCGCTAAAGAAAAGTGGGAACAAGAATTAAAAACAACTGAAATTTGGACTGATGTAGCCCCCACAACTGAAACATGGACACCAGCCTAATGTTGCAAATTTTTATAATTTATGGCAATGTAACGCTAAATAGGAGACTGAATAATGGCTGATACTACAACAACCACATATAGCTTAGTTAAGCCAGAAGTCGGCGCATCTGAAGATACTTGGGGTACAAAAATAAACACCAACTTGGATAGCGTTGATAATTTATTAGATGGGACAACTGCAATAAGCCCAGACTTAACGGCGTTAAAGATTGGTGGCTCTACAGTCACAGCATCCGTCACTGAGTTAAACAAGTTAGATGGCGTCACTGCGACGACTGCTGATTTAAACAAGTTAGATGGCGTCACAGCATCCGTTATTGAGTTAAACAAGTTAGATGGCGTCACTGCGACGACTGCTGAATTAAATTATGTTGACGGTGTTACAAGTAATATACAGACGCAGCTTGATACAAAGTATGTATCCACAACCCAAGCCGAGGCAGTTTGGGAGGCAGGTACTAGCACAACTGAAAGCATTGTTTCGCCAGCTAAAGTTAAGTCTGCTGTTCAGGCTTTAGTACCTGATAGTCTAGGTGTTAATCAAACTTGGCAAGATGTATTGAGTAGTAGAGCGCAAGGAACATCTTATCAAAACACCACAGGTTCTCCTATTATGGTTGCAGTTGGTTTTAACTACGGGGGGAATACTTTTTATAACTTTGAGGTATCAACAAATAACTCTACTTGGATTATTCTTAACATAAACTTTGCTTCAGACTCTACTGGCGTACCAGAGTTTACCACTGTTATACCTAATAGCACTTACTACAGATATAGAAGAACTAGCGGTGGTGGTGGTATAGGTAGATGGGTTGAGCTAAGATAATGGAGACTGATAATCATTACGTTGGAGGCTTATAATGCCACTAATACCGTTAGATATACCACCCGGCATTTACCGAAACGGTACTGAATTACAATCGTCAAATCGTTGGCGAGACAGTAATTTAATACGTTGGGTAGATGGCACTATGCGCCCAATCGGTGGCTGGCGTACTCGATCTGATACTGCGGCGGATGCAAAGGTACGTGGTTTACTTACGTGGGTTGCCAATGACCAAAGTAGATATATTGTTGGCGGCTCGTATAATAAATTGTATAGCTGGACTTCTGCCGGTGTTAGGCACGACATAACCCCAGCAAGTTTAACATCAGGCAGAGAAACAGCAGAAGCATTTACAGGGTATGGCGGTAGTTTCTATGGAAATTATGCATACGGCGTAGCAAGGCCAGACACGGCAAGAACACAGCCTGCCACAACTTGGTCATTAGAAAACTGGGGTGAGTATCTCTTAGCATGTAGCCCAGATGATGGAAAAATATACGAGTGGCAATTAAGCAATTCCACGCCTGCTTCTGTAGTGGCAAACGCACCAGTAAATAATGAAGCTATTGTTGTCACTGAAGAAAGATTTGTGTTTGCACTTGGCGCAGGCGGAAATCAACGCAAGATACAATTTAGTGACCGGGAAGATAACACGACATGGACTCCCGCAGCTACAAATGAAGCTGGAGATATTGAATTAAACACAAGCGGTAGAATTATGGCTGGCTTACGTGTGCAAGGCCAGACATTAATATTAACAAGCACAGACGCGCATGTTGCAAACTACATTGGCGCGCCATATGTTTATGGCATTGAGCGCGTTGGATCTAGTTGCGGATTAGTGGCTAATAAAGCATATGCTTCAGTTGACCAAGGCGCATTCTGGATGGGCAATCACTCGTTTTATGTTTATGCAGGCGGCGCAGCTCAACAGCTTGAAAGTGAAGTATCTGACTATGTATTTAGCGATATAAACCGCGCACAAATCAGCAAGGCGTTTGCTGTACCTAACAGTACATATGGCGAAATATTCTGGTTTTACCCATCAGGTTCGTCTACCGAAAATGATAGATATGTTGTATACAATTATGTTGAAGGCACTTGGTACATCGGAGAACTCGGTAGAACTGCGGGTGCTGACATGGGTACATTTAAGCAGCCGTTCTGGGTTTCTGCTGACGACAATAAAATATATGAGCATGAGATTGGCTTTAATTATGGCAGCTTATCTCCATTTGCTGAAAGCGGCTCAATATCAATTGGGGTCGGCGAAAATGTTATGGCAGTGACCGAAATGATACCAGACGAAAAAACACAAGGCGACGTTACTGTAACATTTAAATCAAGATTTTACCCTAATGACACAGAAAGATCATATGGATCTTTTTTAATGTCAAACCCAACATCATTAAGATTTTCTGGCAGGCAAATAAGATTAAGGATAGATGGCAATACTCTAGGTGATTGGCGTGTAGGCATTAACAGGCTAAACATTATACCGGGCGGGAAAAGATGAGCGAACAACAGCAGCGCGCGCCAGATGTAATTGGAAATGATTGGCGCAATTGGGGTCGCAGATTAGTCACATATATTGCCCAAACAAGATCCACGCTAGTTCAGCAGAACGGCGACGAAAACGCAGCAGATGATGGCACACTTATGTGGGACAGGGTATACAAATACCCAGTTGTAAGTGAGGGTGGAGAATGGCGTCAGATTGTATTAGAGGGCGGACACGCTAACTTTATTAAAACAACAGATGTCACACCAGCTCTAGCAAATACGGCATACAAGCTGGCTTATGATGCACCATCTGGTAATTTAAAGATTACACAAGGTACGCCAACAAGTAGAATTGTATTTGAAGAGGCTGGGGAATATGTGCTATCGTTTTCTGCACAAATATCATCAACAAGCGCAAGCACAGTACATTTTTACTTCTGGCCTACTATTAATGGTAGCAACGTAAACGGCGCTATGACAACTGCATTACATCAGAATAATGCTACAGTTGTTATATCACGCACGCAGATATTTACTGTGGCGGCTAATGATTACTTAGAAGTAAATTACATGATAGATAGCACATCTGGATTTTTAAATTACACGGCTGCATCATCTCCAGTGCCAGCAATACCAGCCTCAACATTATCAATTACGAGAACGCACGCATGAATGAAGAATTAGAGAGATGTAAGCCTTGGATTGAAGCAGCCTTAGAATACTCTGGTGGCACGCATGACTTCATTGATATTGCTGAAGGAATATATAAAGGTACAATGCAGTTGTGGCCTACACCAAAGGGGTGCATAGTCACAGAAATTGTGGTATACCCAAGAAAAAGAATGTTAAACGTGTTTTTAGGCGGTGGCGAATTGGATCAAATTTTGGATATGCATCAAGATGTGGTAGAGTGGGCTAAAGCGCAAGGATGCGTAGCACTAACCATGACGGGGCGTGTCGGCTGGAAAAAACCATTGGCGAAACATGGCTGGCAACAGTTGCATTCGTCTTATGTTAAGGAGTTTGAATAATGTCTAAAG